AAAAAGGCCATGTATCAAAATGCAGTAATCCCAGAACTAATTAAAATTAGGGATGAATTAAACCGGTGGTTAGTGCCACAATTTGGTGCCAATCTGTATTTAGATTTTGATTTCACTATGATCAGTGAAATGCAAGAAGAAGTGGACAAATTGGTATCACAATTATCAGCGGCATGGTGGATTACACCAAATGAGAAAAGGGATGCAATGAATTATGGCAAAGATGAAGTAAATGCCTACATGAATGATTATTTTATCCCAACATCATTAGCGCCACAGAATGTTACTATAGATGCGTTGGAGAATCCAAAGGCATTAGACATTGATTATGATCTAAAATAATATGCCATTACCATCACCGAGAGTAAATGAGGATCTAAATGATTTCATTGGCAGATGTGTAATTGATCCAAATGTGGTAAATGATTTTGCTACATCTGATCAGCGATTAGCTGTTTGCAATTCTCTTTATTCGCAAGAAAAGGAAATCAAGGCAGCCAAAGAAAATTACACAGCTAAATTTAGTGAGCAATTAACCAAGGCAGAAAGATCATCAGTAAAGGATTTTTATAAGTTTTATAATGATCAATACGATCAAGCATCTGCCATGTTTATCAGACAGGGGGCATTATCGGCCACAGATGTATCAGTATTTTTTAAGGAAAATGATTTGATCAATATGTACACAGAAATGTACAGTAAAATTGGTTTACATTTTGCTTTATGGTACTACAAGAATGTGGATAAATTACTAAATAAGGCAAGCGATTTAGATAATTTAATGTCTATTTGGAGCAAATCATTTGCATTTGTAGGTCAACAAGTAGGTGCGCAGAGGGTTACATTAGTCAGTGGCACAGCTAAAAACACATTAATTGCAGTTACTCAAAAGCTAATGTCTGATCCTGCATTCATGAATCAAGGCGAAAAAGTGAAAGCCAAGATGCTTAAAACGCAGTTTAACAGGTATTCAACATATCAAGCAAAGCGATTAGTAAGGACAGAGGCCACAAATGCTGCTAATTATGCCACCATTGTTTCTGCTCAAAGTGTATTTGATGGCAGGGATCTAATGAAAACATGGCACACATCATTAGATGGGAGAGAAAGAGCAAGCCATGGCGCAGCCAATGGGCAAACGGTACCTAATGCCGGTAAATTTTCTGTACAAGGTCAATTCCTTAAATGGGCAGGGGATCCGGCAGGATCAGCAAGTAATGTAATCAATTGCAGATGTGGTGTTAGTGTATTTCCAAAACCTAATGCCCAGACTACAGGAGAAAACATTACAGATATTGGATTTGGAGTTGCACAGGCACAGGTACAAAGCGCAATTACAGAAGCATTAATTACACCAGAGGTTGCTACAACAATTGCAGTTGAGGCACAGCAAGTTAATTTACAATCACAAAAGGAATTAATGAGGCCAGATAATTGGGATGAATTTGCGCCTAAATCAGTATATTTAAATGATGATTATTTATCTTTGTTAACTAAAAAACCAACATTAACTAATTCTACAGCAAGTGAGGCAAATATATTTACTGCTGAAATTTATATAAAAAAATCAAGATTTACAGATAAAAGTATAGGTAGAGTTTTAGCGCATGAGGTAGGCCATGTAATTCATTACCAACAAAAATGGGTAACTTATACAGAAATTAATCCATTAATTACATCATTAATGGACAAACAAGCTAAAAGATTTGGTATGTCTTTGCGTGGAGCAGATCGTAGGCAATTACTTTATGAAACAAATAAAAAAATAAATAGTTCTTATACTTTTAGAAATAAATTTCCTGATTTAAATGATGATGAATTTAATAGTTTAATAGGGGGGATGGCTGATTATTTTGGGGCATTAACTAAAAATAGTATAGGATTTGGGCATCAAGATAAATATTATAAAGGGATATACGGCAAAAATTTTCAAGCATTTGAAATAATGGCCCATGCTTTTGAAAATAAATATTTTACAAATCCATTATTTGAATTAATGTTTCCTGTAGAATATAAAGAATCAATACAATTACTTGATGAATTAATTTTAAATATAAAATAATGGAAGAACTTTTTAAATTAGTTGAAGAATATATGGTTTTGCATCCAAATGCTGAAAATCCATTAAATTATTTTAATGCTTTAGAATTTAATGATTTGTTGGAAGCTCTAAAAAATGCTAATGGCAAAGTAATAAATCTAATTGATACTGATAAATATGGTTATGTGGATGGTGGCAGATTAGCATAATTAAATTTTAACTTTTGATTTTTGATTAACTATTTAACTAATTTTGAGAAAAAGTAAAACGATATGATTTTCAAACAAACATCCATAGGATTAGAGGATATTGATGAATCAAACGGCATTGTTAAAGGCTATGGATCAGTGTTTAATAATATCGATTCAGACAATGACATTATTTTAGCCGGTGCATACACCAAGACATTAAACGAAAACGGTTCAAGGGTGCGTTATTGCAATCAGCACCGTATAGATCAGCCATTAGGAAAGTTTACGGAATTGCGTGAGGATGGAAATGGTTTATATTTTGTCGCTGAAATACCTATGACAAGAATGGGCCAAGATATTTTGTTATTGATGAAAAATGGGGTGATCAATGAGAACTCTGTGGGTATTATGCCAATAGTAAAATCATTTAGACAGGATGGTGTGCGTGAATTAAAAGAAGTAAAGCTATATGAGATTTCATGCGTTACATTAGCAGCAAATCCATTAGCAATGATTACAGATGCAAAGGGAATGATTGATCAGGATCTGTTAGGAAAGCGATTTGATATTTTGGCTAAAATGATCAAAAAAGAAAATGTATCTGATGAACTTGGATACGCAATTGAAGGTGAATTGATGAAATTGAAATCATTATTTATTGACATTACCACAGTGCCGGTACCAGATACCACATTGCCGGTAGATAAAAGTGAGGACATATCAGAAATATTTAATTATTTAAAAACAAGTATAAAAAAATAGAATATGTCAGAGGATATTAAAAAACAATTGGATGAATTAAATTCAGCCATTGACTCGAGAATCGAGAAAGCAGAGGGCCAAGCAGTTGCAAGCGCAACAGGAAAGGCTGATGAGTTATTGAAAAGTGAAATCAGAAATTTAGAAACTAAATTTACTGAAATTCATTCACGCATTGATGCTGCTGAAATTGCTGCTAAAAAGACAGCAAGTGGCGCTACAGTGAAATCATTTAAGCAAGGTTTGATCGAAGGAATCAGCAAAGGTGCTTTAGAAGGTATGGTAAATGGCAATAGTCGTTCAGCTGCATTTGAAATCAAAGCAGGTGATATGACTGTAGCTAACAACTTTACAGGTGAGGTTATTCCTGCTCAATATGTTGCAGGTATTAAGTTTGATCCTACAAGACCGGTTCATGTGCGCCAATTGTTAGCACAGGGATCTACACAATCAGAGGTGGTACGTTTTGTGCGTGAAACTGCTTATGATAACGGTGCGGCACCAATTGCACAAGGTGGATTATATCCAGAATCAGATTTTGATTTGACAGCAGAGGATGCAAACGTAAGAAAAATTGGTACTTATTTCCGTATTTCTGAAGAAATGTTGGCCGATACTGCTCAATTGACATCTTATTTGTCAGCTCGTGCGCCAGAAAAATTGTTAACTGTTGAAGATGCGCAGTTGCTTTATGGTAATGGATCAGGTCAAAACATTGAGGGTATCAATTCAATTGCTACAGCTTTTGCAGCAGGATCATTTGCAGGTGCAGTAGTTGCAGCAAATCAATTTGATGTTTTAACAGTTGCAATTAATCAATTAGCTTTGGTTAACTATACAGCTGATTATATCATGCTTTCACCAACAGATTTCACTAAAATTTTATTATTGAAATCTACAACTAATGAGTATTTAAAGGATCAAGTTTATCAAGGTTTAACACCAAATTTCTTGGGTGTACCGGTTGTAGTTAATACAGCTGTTACTGCAGGAACTTATTTAGTTGGTAATTTTGCTTTAGGAACTCAAATGTGGGTGCGTGAGAATCTTGCATTAGAATTTTTCCGTGAGGATGGAATTAACGTGCGTGAAGGATTTGTTACTGTTCGTTTAGTAGAAAGAATTGCATTAACTAACTATGCGCCATTGGCCTTTGTTGGTGGTACATTCTCTACTGATATTGCAGC